CTTTATAGGGTATAGAAGCAATATATCCAAGAAAATCTTTTGTTATCTCATTCGTATCTTTAACACTATAGTTTAGAGCAGTGGCTTCTATTGATTGGATTTTTGTAGGTGAGTTTCCCATAAGACTAACCACAAAATAATGATCTATCGTAGTTTCCTCGCACTCCCAAAAAGCCATTCCATCATCAGATATCTCCATGTCTTTACAATCAAAACCCTTATTTTTGAGATTTATGGTTAAATCAGCAGCTACTATACCTGGTATTATTTTTTCTTTTTCAGTCTCATTCGATTCTACCACCTGATCTACTTCCTTTATTTTTGGAGTACCGCTTCCAGCAAGAACTCCAATTACTACAAAAGTAGCAAAGATAATTACAATCCATTTAATTATTTTTTTCATATTAATCTTATAAATTATGGCTTCTTTCCTGGCCATTTCTTACTTTGTGTTACGCAATCGGTACACATATAGACATCTTCTCTCTTCATTACTGGCGGTATTCTCCTAACAACACCAGTTCTTCTATCTCTTTGTAATCTTGCTGGTCTTACCATTCTTAATCTTATTTGATGTAATCCCTGTGCTGTTAAATTCCCACAAACGCCACATTTAACAAGAGGCATCGCCACTTCTTCTGTTTCATTTATTTTCCTCTCCCTTGGTCTTAATATCTTTGTCATTTTTTCTCTATTATCGGTTTTGCTGGTTTTATTTTATTACCGAAAGGTTGAGTGACTGGTTGATCTTGAATTTTATTAAGATACCAAATCATAGCATAAGTCTTATTCCCTATAGAATAAGCATTACGCCCATTTAAAAATCTTTTTTTATTGTCAATAGTCTGAAGAAAGGCATTAACTTCTTTATCAAATGCTTTTAATTGTTTAGCATTAGGATTCTCAGGTGAAACGAAGGATTTCACTTCCATAAAAGCATGAACAGTTCTTTGATTTGTATTTGGTATATTTGATTGCCCATTGATCATTACTTCTCCACCTCCTTACTAAAACTATACATAATTATAACATAAAATTGTTTAAAAATCAATTCTCATCGTGAGAGGTTTCATCTTCTTCTGGGTTTTGATCTCCTGGCTTCCGTTCAGGTTTCCCTCGTGGTGCGTCAGGCGAAGAAGTTTCTGATACTCTTCCAATAGCATTTTCAACTTCAATTAATGAATCATTTTTTGTACCTAGTAAATAATGTTTATTAGCCCATGGTTCATCAATCGGCAGTAATCCCATTGATATTCTACATTCATTAAATGTATATAATCCCTTACCCCAAGCAGCCATAAAGTCTCGTCTCGAAGCTTCTGATTCTTCTAAACCAGCAGTCTTAAAGTCTAATCGCCAACCTTCAATTCCCATACCATCTTGAACAATCTCTTTAGTAAGCTTTTGTGATATTAATTTTCTTAAAGGGAAAACATTAGTTAAGTAAAAAGAACGCCTCATTTCACTCATGGTATTTCCTTGTAAAGCAATACAATTATTTCTCCTTGTTACATAAAAACCCGTTGAAACTGAAAAGCAGTAAACATCTCCTGTATAAATTTCTCTTGAAATTGTCCCATTATTAGAAGAATAATGTTTTTCTGTTTTTTTAGACATACAAACTCTAAATAACTCTTTTCTATTTCCCCGTTTATCAATATTTGAAATTATTTTTGTGTTTAACCCTAATTTAAAAGCTATCTCTTGAACATCATCTGCCAATTGCTTGGAAATAGTAGCATAAGCCATTGCAGTTTGCCCCCGCCCCTTGCTAATTGTTCCATCACCAAGCATTAACCAATCAAATAAGATTTTCAATTTATCTGTTGGCAAGTTCATTAAATTTCTGGGAACTCTTTTTTGGTGACAATAACCACCACAATTATTCTTTAAATATGTCCAAAGATTCTTATCATGTATTGACCATCTTCTACAACCATCTTTTGTTTTGGCGTTTCTAACAAAACTAAACGGTAACGATGAAATTAATTTATCAATCAAGTTTGCCTTCTCTCGATTGACAACATCAGATTGAGCAAAAGTAATAACATAATTATAACTTTGTTCACCTTTAACAAATAAACCTCCTTCAGAAAGATATAATCCTATAAATGCTAACCAATCATTTAGTGGAATATTTGTATTTTTTTCATTCGCTTTATGATTTTGGTGGTAAACGGCTTTAACAGTAAAGTTTTCTTTAGGTTCATAATGAGATTTAAACATCTTTGGAGCTGATGGCATAATAACTTTTGTTAATTCTTCTATATTTTTAGCTTTAGCAATTTTATATTTCCCTTTAGTAGCACCTTTATAAAACATTGTGTGGTCTTCGGTTACAAAAATATCTCCACCTTTTTTATTTTGGAAATGAATTAAATGTTCAGCAACTTCATATTTAACTAGACTTTTTGGTTTCTCAAAAAATACTGATTGATTATCGGGATTAAATATTGCTATTTTTCCTTCTTCCTCAACTTCCCAATGATGTTTCCATCCATCTTCAGTTAAAACTTCTGTATCTGCTGAATAGCAAGCTCTATTTGTTCCTTCAGGAAATCCAATCATAGGTAAAGGAACGCCATATTGACCCGAAACAAGCCTTAGCCCATATCTAAGAAGCTCTAAATAAGACATATCTTGTAGTGTTAAACCTAAAGCCTCTGCCCTTGCTCCTTTAAAAGTAATCAATGTTTTTCCAGCATTGTGCGGTCCCATATAATTCTTTTCAAACCAAGCTGAAACTGCATCAGCATCTGCTTCGGTAGAATCTTCGGGAAGAATTAATTGGATTGGAGGGCGACCACCATTTCTTAAAATATTAATATTATAAGTAATTGCTCTTAAAAGTAATTGAAGTGTTGCTGTATTGTCTTCTAAGACAGCCCGACCATATAAATTAGCTTTTCTATGAGGTCGTCTAGTGTGAAGAATTTCATCTAAATTATAAATAACTGCTTTGTTTTGATCTGTTTTTCTCTTAAAACCTGTCTTTACTAAAACACCTTTCTTTTTTTTGTCTGCATCAACTAAGATTGTCATTTTAGTTGGGTCAAGATTATAAAGTTCTGCTACTTCCATTTGTTTCTTTTTATAGTTTGCGCTTTTCTTTGTCGGCACTTTTTCAAGATAAAAATTACCATAAGCTAAATAATTTTCAACACAAACACCAATAAGCGTTTCGATGGTATCATCAGGATTAGGTCTATCAAAAAATTGGATTAAATGTTTTAAATCTTTTTTAGTGCCCTTACCATCAACCGAAGGTTTAATTACATATCCACCACCTAAAACAGCATCTCTAATTCTTGAAGCACATTGGATTGAACCAGGAGAATCGCTAAAAAGAGTATCTAGTGTATTGTAATTTTTACCTGATTGATAGGTATTAGCAAGAAATTTTTCTCCATATCCTGAGGTAGAAATATATTTTCTTGATTTAGAAAACTTTCTGTCTAGAGCCTTAGCAGTATCTAATGCCCACTCTTTTCTAGCTGATTTTAAGGCTTTCTTAACTGTTTTGGATACTTCTTTATTGTATTGTGTCTTTAATTCTTGTTGTAATTCTTTTTTAGCCTCAGTTTTAACCTCACTGAGTTTTTCTTTAACATTTTCGCTACTTAGAATGGATTTTTCTATAATTTTAGGGAATTTCATAGCTTTCTAATAAAATAATACACTATTTATTAAAAGAATACAAGTTTCAACCAATAATTTTGAACCCTCTCCCTGGTGTTCCTTGAGCACAATGATAACATACTCCAGCAACTGCGTCAGTAACATCTTTGCTCCCTCTTCTTGGATGGTCAATTTTTAAGGCTTTGACTTCTTCTAATTGCTGTAATTCTTCAACTAATGGGCGGTAATAATAGTAATCTAATCTTTTGTCTAAAAGAGCAGATTTAAGGGTATAATAAGCCTCTGGTTTTCTATCTACGGAGAAAAAGTCGGCATTAAATCCTGCTGACCTTAATGTTTGAACTGAATCTACACTTTGAAATCCATCAAAAGTTATTTTATGAATATTATATCCAATATCTCTCAATTTATAAATTATTTGTCTAACATCTTCAAATTGTATTTCACCTTTTGGTTTTGCTCTTATTCTTAACATAAAATCAATAAAAATTCTAGGTCGCTTCTCAATTTTACCTTGAGAACTTTTTGCTTCTACCCAACCATTAAATTTACCCATAGCAAAACCTGCACAATCACCTTTACCTTCTTTATTTAATCCTAAATCAATATGGATAAATCGCTTATCATAATCAAAATTTTCACTACTTTTTAAATTATAAAACCATTCAGAAAATTCGCCAGTCTTAGGGCTGATAGGATGTTTTCTATTAGAGTTGATGTTAGCAATGATGACATCAGGGTCATTGAAAAAGCCTTGAATTGCCATTGAAGGCTCGGCACCATAATCCCGCATTGCTCTTTCAGGATTCTGTCTGAATTCACTTTCATATTCAGTAGGTATCATTACCCCTTTGCCTTGATATCGGAGGATATAATTGCCTAAGTCAAACTTTTTTCCTTTAAACATATCTTTAGGCATTGCTTCCCAAAGAGGGGTTCTTTGTCTAAACACTTTGGGATTATTTTCTTCTTCTTTCCATTTCTTTTCGGCAAAATCATAAATATATCTAGGAGAAGTGATAATGAACATTTTGCCCTTACTGAAAAATCGAGAACGGATACGTTTCTTAATTTGGTTATAAGATTCTTCCGCATAGTCTTTATCCTTAGTCAAAGTGTGAAATGAGGCTTCGTCAATAACTGACCCAAAAATATTATAACCAAGAGGAGCTTCTTCGTTTGAACCTATGGGGAGAATAAAGATATTTTTAGGCAATCTAATTTTTGATTTAATTCTGGGATCGGGAGGATAAAAGTTTTGAAACCATTGATTATTATCAATTCTATTTTTGATTTCACCAAAAACAATATCTTTGGCTTGGCTAAACGACTTAGAAACATTAATA